TTAGAAAGCCCTTATGGCACGTCATTAAACACAGGGATGACAGGCATTGGCTTCAATACATTATCTTCTTTTGGAAATGGTGTAGCTAGTTTTCGTAATCTTGCAGGCGGTAGCGGTTATGATGATGGAACTTTTAACATTACTCTTGAATGGCTATCAGGCACAAATATTATTGCTGGCGGAACATTTCCTACAGTTACAGTAACAGTAAGTGGGGGCTCAGTTGTTAGCATTGATGCAATAACAAATGCAGGCGTTGGATTTTCAGATACAACAACTGTGTTTTATTACACAGGCAATGCAATGGGCGCAGGCTCAGGTTTCACTTGTCAAATAAATAATCTATTAACAGCAACTAACAATACTGCTCTTGGATATAGTGCAGGCAGTACAAATCTTACAGGCTCAAATAGTGTTTATCTTGGCTATGACACAACTGGCACAGGTTCAAATGAAATTGTTATTGGTGCAAATGCAACAGGTCTTGGAGATAATACTGTTGCACTTGGAAATACGAGCACTACTAGCACCACATTTAGAGGAACATTAAATGCTGCTGGAAATATTAGCTTTACTGGTGCTGCTGCAACTACTGTAAATATTGGCAATAATAGTTCAAGTGGTGCAATCAATATAGGTAGGGTAGGCAATGGTGGCGGTACAATTACAATTGGACAAAATACAACTGGCACAACAATCAATATTCACACAGGAGTTGTAACGTCTGGAACAAAAACTCTTAATCTCGGCTCAAACTCAACTGGTGGCACTACTACAATAGGTATTGGTGTTGCTACAGGTGCAAAAACAATTAATATTGGTACAGGCTCTACAACAAACGCATCAACAATTACAATTGGTTCTATTTTTGCATCAAGTGCTACAACAGTTAATGGATTGCTTAAGCAAAACACATACACGGTAGCTAACTTACCTACAGGCACAGCAGGCTCACGTTCATTTGTAACTAATGCTTTATCACCTGCATTTGGTGCGGCAGTAGTAGGCGGTGGCGCAGTAGGCGTTCCTGTATATCACGATGGCATTTCATGGAAGGTGGGTTAATTATGGCACTATTAAAATCAGTAAACACAGCATTTGGCATTGATGCAACTTATTGGAACATCTTTTCTATTACAGAGGACTTCAAGAATAAATCTCTTGAAGTGGTTATCAATGGTTATGTAAGCAAGAAAGTGCGTGACGAAAACCTTGATGCGATAGCATGGCAGAACCTAACCTTTACAGGCGATGAATATATTAAAGATGCAACCCGTGAAGCCGTGTACTTGGCATTAAAGGCTAAAGACTTCTCTGACGCACAGGACGTTTAACTATGACTACAGATGAACAAAAAGAAATCCACAAGGAAGCTATCAAAGAAGCTATCTCTGAATGGTTAGACAAACAGTTTATAGCTTTAGGTAAGTGGACTCTTAAAGGACTTAGTGCAATGGGTTTAGCTGCACTTGTTTATCTGTGGGCTGCATCACATGGTTGGACTATTAAGGTATGATTAACTCTCGTAAACTTGAAGACTTACATCCAAAGGTTAAACTACTTTGTGAACGCTTTGTTGCATCATGTGCTAAACAAAACATAGATGTTCTTATTACTTCAACTTACAGAGATGGTGAAAGTCAAAATGCTTTATATGCACAAGGTCGTACAGCTCCTGGAAAGATTATCACTAAAGCTAAAGCTGGGCAGTCCTTTCATAACTGGAAGTGTGCTTTTGATTTTGTACCCATAGTCAATGGCAAGGCACAATGGAATGACACAGCATTGTTCACTAAGTGTGGTGAGATAGCAGAGGCAGTAGGACTAGAATGGGCTGGTCGTTGGAAAACATTTAAAGAACTAGCGCATTGTCAATATACTAATGGCTTAACATTACAAGACTTTCAACAAGGAAAGAGTTTATAATGGACCCGATAACAATCCTTGCAGCACTAGGACCAGTAGCTGTTGACTTAGGTAAATCCCTTATCAATAGGTTCATTGCTCCAGACCAATTTAAACCTGCTACTATTGAACAGTATGCACAGATGAAACAGATTGACCTTGAGTTCTTTAAGGTAATGAATGAAGCGGGTGGTGGTAATCCTAGCTATCCGTGGGTAGAGGCTATCATTAGATTGATGCGTCCTACAATTGGTATTCTTGTACTAGGTACTTGGGCTTATCTTGCGTTAGCTGGTGCTGGTGAAGTAAACGAACAGGTGTCTAACTTCGCTTCAGTGGTTGGCTTCTACTTGTTTGGTGAACGTAGTTTATTTTATGTTAAAGGTAAAAAATAATGGTTAAGAGTAAAGCAAGTAAAAAAGTAAGTAAAGTAATGACAGAATATAAAGAAGGTAAACTTCACACAGGGTCTAAAAAAGGTCCAGTTGTCAAAAGTAAAAAACAAGCAATAGCAATAGCTTTAAGTGAAGCAGGTATGTCTAAAAAGAAAGGTAAATAATTATGCCTATGGTCGGAAAAAAGAAATTCCCTTACTCAGAAAAAGGTAAGAAAGATGCTGAAGTTTATGCTAAGAAAACTGGTATGAAGAAGAAGGTAGCTCCTAAAAAGAAAGCAATGTACTAATGAAGAAGGACTCTCGATTAGAAAGGGCAGGGGTATCAGGGTTTAATAAACCTAAAGCTACTCCAGGGCATGCAACTAAGTCTCATGTAGTTGTAGCTAAAGAAGGGGATAAAATAAAGACTATTCGCTTTGGACAACAAGGTGTTAAAGGTGCAGGGTCTAGTCCATCTACAGCCAGTGAGAAGGCTCGTCAAAAGAGTTTTAAAGCTAGACATGGCGATAATATTGCTAAAGGTAAGATGTCTGCAGCATATTGGGCAGATAAAGTTAAGTGGTAATGCTTGACAAATAAATAAATGTGTGGTATAATGTATTAAAGACTAGGGAATTAAATGACATATCTTGAACTTACAAATAAAGTATTACGAAGACTTCGTGAGAATGAAGTGTCCTCTGTACAAGAGACTCCCTATAGTCGTTTGATTGGGGATTTAATTAACGTTGTCAAACGTGAAGTGGAAGATGCTTGGGACTGGTCTGCCCTCCGTACAACTTTAACTGCTACTACATCTAGTGGACTGTTTAACTATGTTCTTACTGATAGCACTACCCGTATTCGTGTTCTAGAAGTAATCAATGATACAAGCAATTGGTTCTTACAACAAAAGAGCACCCGTTGGTTTGACCAACAATTCTTACTATCTAACAATCAACCTGGTTCACCACTCTATTACAACTTCAATGGTGTAAATGCTAATGGTGATAGCCAAATGGATTTCTTTCCTATCCCTGATGGGGTGTATGCTCTTCGCATTAACTGTGTAATTCCACAAGCACCCTTATCTGCAGATGCTGATGTTATTTTAATCCCTGCGGAAGTAGTTATTGAAGGTGCTGTAGCTAGGGCAATCTCAGAACGTGGTGATGATGGTGGTTCCGTAGAACAAGAACAACGCTATCGTTATATTGCTTCTGATTATATTGCTGCTGAATCACAACTTCGTTTAGATGAAGTTACTTGGGGTCCAGTTTAATGTCAGGTAAATTACAAGCTGCTACTAATGCTACACTTGGCTTCTTAGGGTTAAACACTCAAGAGGCTGGGGTTACTTTAGAAAGTGGTTATGCTACTAAAGCACTTAACTGTATCATTGACAAGAGTGGTAGGCTTGGTAGTCGTAGAGGTTGGACAATGCTTACTGTCCCTACAAAAGTTACAGGCACTATTTCAACAACTACTTTAACAGTTAGCTCACTTACTCTAGGAAATTTATCCGTTGGAGTTACCTTGTCTGGTCCAGGAATTACTCCAGGAACTACAATTACAGCACTAGGAACGGGATTGGGGGGAGCAGGTACTTATACAGTTAGTCCTTCTCAGACAGTTACACTAGCAGGAACTTACTCAAGAACATTAACAACAGTGTTAGTAACTGCAACAGCACATGGATTAGTAGTTGGTGATTCAGTGTATTTAGATTTTACTACAGGCACTGCAGTGGATGGTGCTTTTGTTGTAACTACAACACCAACAGCAAATACCTTTACAGTGACTCATGGAACTAGTGGGTCAGCAAGTGGTAATGTAACAATAGGTCGTCCAATTACTGCAACCTATACACTAGGTTCATCTGATTATGTAGAAAGTTTGTTTGAGTTTATTGATACAGATAGAACAATAACAATTCTTTCTGCAGGGGGCGGTAAACTATATAGTGGTACGGATGCTCTTGCTCAAAGATTTGTGAATGGGTCTGAATCTGCAGGGGTCTCTACCCCTCTAAGTCCTCAACCTACCTTTACAGGGAATCGTTGGCAGTTTGCCCAATTATCAGAAGGCTCTGGATTTGGTTCTTTAATGTATGGGTTTGCTGCTCAAAAGGGTAATGAATTCCTTATTTATCGTAGAATGAATCATAGTGGTGCTTATGTCTTTCAAAAGATTGGTTCTGGTTATGGGACTAGACCTAGTGGAGTATCTACATTTGACCCTGATTGTGTATTGTCTGCTTTTGGCAGAATTTGGACTGCTAATATTACTGGGGCTACTTCTACTATATATTATAGTAAACTATTAGAGGGGCATGCCTTTTCAGGGGCAGGTAGTGGTCTAGTTGATATTGCTTCTGTAGTTGGTAATAATGATGAGATTGTAGGACTTGCTTCTCACAATGGTTTCTTAGTTGTATTTTGCCGTAATAACATTGTAATTTATAAAGACCCACAAGACCCAACATCTACTTCATTCTCTTTACAAGATGTCATTACTGGGGTTGGTTGTATTGGTAGAGACACGATTCAGAACACTGGTACAGACTTAATCTTCATGTCTAAGAGTGGCTTGCGTAGTTTAAACCGAGTCATTAGTGAAAAGAGTTCTCCAATGCGAGACCTTTCTTCTAACATTAGAGATGACTTAATTGGGTATATTAATGGTGAGAATGAAAATAATATTAAGAGTGTCTATTTTGAAAGAGATGCTTTCTATTTATTAATGCTCCCTGCTTTAGGGCAGATTATTTATTTTGATTTAAGGCAACAACTTCCTAATGGTGCAGCAAGGGCTACAATTTGGACTAACATTAAACCAAAAGCATTTCTAGCTACTTCTACTAAGACACTACTACTAGGTATGCCTAGAGGCATTGCTAATTATACAGGGTACTCAGACAATGGTAGCACATATCGTTTAGAATACTTTACACAGAACACAGACTTTGGTGCTCCATTTGCTTTGAAGCTTCTTAAGAAAGCTAAAATTATTATGATTGCTTCAGGCAGTCAAGACATTATTCTTAAGTATGGTTTTGACTATAATACTTATTACTCTCCAAGAACTTATACAAAAGATTTTATTGGAGCTAACTCAGAGTATAACATTGCAGAATATAATATTGGTGAATACACATCTGGGATTGCTATTGCAGAAGTAGATTTAAATCTAGGTGGTAGTGGTAAGATATTACAGTTTGGTATTGAAGCTACAATTGATAGTACTCCAGTTAGTTTACAACAAATGACAGTTTATGTGAAATTAGGGAAGACAGTATAATGAGCAATTATGTTAAGGCGACAAATTTTACAGCAAAGGATAGTCTTCAAACAGGAAATCCTTCTAAGATTATTAAAGGGGCAGAGATTGATGATGAGTTCAATGCAATTGCCACTGCCATTGCTACTAAACCAGATTCAAATAGTCCTACATTGACAGGGGTTCCAGTAGCTCCTACTGCCCCTGCTGGCACTAATACAACACAACTAGCTACTACTGCTTTTGCAACTACAGCTATTCAAGCAGCTTTACAAGTGGTATATCCAGTAGGTTCTATATATATTTCAACAGTGGCAACAAGTCCTCTTACATTATTTGGTTTTGGTACTTGGCAAGCATTTGGTGCTGGTAGAGTTTTAATTGGTGCTAGTGGAAGTGGAATTTATGTAGCAGGTAATCTAGGGGGTAATGCAGATTCAATTGTTGTTGACCATAATCATACAGGGACTACTTCAACAACAACAGCATTGACAGGGTCTGCAACAAATATTTCAGAAACATGGAACGGATATGGTACTACGTCTGGAATATTTTCAAAGGTAGGTGGGTTTAATGCTGGAGGAACACCCACATCTACAGATTTTACAGGGTCGGGGCAGTTAAATATTAATGCTAACCATAATCATACATTTACAACAGAATCAACAGGTATAAGTGGCACAAATGCTAACTTACAACCATACGTTGTAGTATATATGTGGAATCGCACAGCATAAGAATGAACAATGTATCTCTTTTCCATGCTATGCACAATACAGATGTTAGCTTAGAAGAGTTTACTAAAAGAATAAAAGGGTGGGAGTTTCACCCTGTAGTTAAGAACAAAACAATTATAGCTTTTTTTATAACAAAGAATAATAGAATACATTGTGCTTGTTTAGAAGAATACAAACATAAATGGTTTCCAAAGAAGATGTTTAATAGTTTAATTAAAACTATGTTAGATGAGTATGGTAGTGTTGTTACATGTACTTCAGAAGACACTAGAGATTTTGTAGAACGACTTGGATTTAAAGAAACTGGTAGGAATGGAATGACAATTAATTATATAAAGACTGAGGTGTAAGATGGGATTTTTATTTGACTCGCCAGAAACTCCAGATTACAGTAAGGCGATAGAAGCCGCTAAGTTTAAGCCGTATTCTGTTACTACTGGATTTGGTACTTCTAATTTTGATACTAATGCAGGAACTGCTGGGTACACGCTTGACCCACGACTAGCTGCTTTTAGAGATATGTTCTATGGTGGGGCTGCTGGCATGGCTCCTACTGCTGAACAAACTAGATATGCTAATGATGTCTCTAATTATGGTATAGATTTATTTGGTAAGGCTTCAAACCTAGACACCAACCAAATTGCTAGGAATTATTATAATGAACAGCAAAATATTTTAAACCCTATTAGGGCACAAGAGAATGTCCAACTAGGTGATACCCTCTTTAAGACTGGTAGAACTGGTGTTGGTGTAGGTATGACTAACACTGCTGGTACTACTGGTTATATTAACCCTGAACAATTCTCATTGCTCTCTGCTAGAGAACTTGAAAATGCTAAATTAGGGCTAGAGTCAACAGATAGAGCAAGACAAATTCAAGCTGATGATATTAAAAGAGCATTAGGTTATTATGGTCTTGGGCAACAAATTAAACAAGACCCATATACTGCAATGAATACATTATTTGGCTATGGCACTGGTGTAGAAAAACTTGGTTTAAGTCCTTTAGAAGCTGGTTTATCTATTGGTACTGCTGCTACTAATGCTGGAACTAACCAAGCTAAAATGATTGCTGGACAAGAAGATGCTCGTGTTGCTGCTGAAAATACAGGAAGTTTATTTGATAATCTCTTGAGTAGTGCTTTGCAAGCAGGTGTATCTTATGCTACTGGTGGTATAGGTAAGAGTATTGGTGGATGGGCAGGTAATCTATTTAGCAGTGCCCCTGCTGCAGGTACATCTAATGTATCTCCTGGAATCAGATTTTAATTAAGGAATAGATATGGCTGATATTGTAGGAAGTTTATTTGGACTATCTGTCCCTGAGTTAGAAGCTCAACGTCAACAACAACAACAACTAGAGAATCAAAACTATGCTGCTATCATGGCAAAAAGTTCTCCTGCTCCTGGACGGACTTATGCTCAAACACTACTTGGTCGTTCTTTAGGACAGGCTATTGGAAAAGGTTTGTTTGGTGTTCAAGACCCGATGATTGAACGTGCCACTAAATTAGAAGGTATTTTAAAGCAGACTCAAGATGAGTTGGGGGCAGATTCTCAAGACCCTGTTAAACTATATGGAACTCTTTCACAGAAATTAGGTGAAGCTGGTTTTGGTAGAGAGGCTAGTCAAGCTATACAGCTTTCTCAAGAGGCAGGTAAGAGCCAAGCGCAAACTGCTAAACTTAATGCAGAAGTTGCTGCAAAAGAACAAGAAGCCCTTAAACAAAAACAAGGGCAAGAAGCTATTGCAAAACTATGGCAATCTAAACAAGAGTTAGGACAAACTCCTACAAATGAAGAGATTATTAATGTAGCAGCTCAATTTATGCCAGCAGACAAACTTGCAACATTAATGCAAACCTCTGCAGATAAAGAAGCATATCGTAATGTAATGAAACAACAAATAGACCAAGCACATGAAGATAGAGTTGCTAGAATTGAGGCAGAATTAAAAGGCGATGAAAAAGATAGAGAATTAAAACGAGAATTAGCTCAATACCAAAGAAATACTCAATTACTTGTCTCTGCTACAAAAGGGACTGGTAGTAAGTCTTCTGTATATGAACGTGGGTATGCAAATAACTTTGTAACATCTTCAGCCGAATTGGTCCCTGCTACTACCAACTTAAATATCCTTACTAATGGTGGTACTTCTCCAATTACTGCAGGTGTATTTACAAACTTAAAAGGCACTGGACTAATGTCAGCTACAGGGGCTGCTTTTGGTACTTCTGTAACATCTGCTGAAGCTGGTCAGTATGAATCAATTATGCTTCCTGTAATTGCCAACATTGCAACAATGCAAAATGCTGGCCGTAGAACTACCCAAGCACAAGTTGAAAACTTAAAAAATGCTCTTATTGCTAAACCTGGACAACCTTACCTTGTTCAAGTACAAAAGATGGGGGAACTTCGTCAGATTGTAGAAGCTGCTTCTGATGCTGCTAAAACTAACCCTGCCATGTCTGAAGACCAACTTGCATCTATTCAAGGTAATGTAGAACGAGTTAAACAAGCTATTCCTTTCACTGGGGCTGATGTAGCTAAATTTAGTATGTATGCTAAAAAGAATCCTGGAGTTAAGTTTGTTGATTGGCTTAAAGTTAATGGAAGTGATAAAGAAGCCTTTGGCTCAAGTGCTATCCCACAAGGTGCTATTGACAAGTTAAAAGCAAGTCCTAACTTAGCTGCAGATTTTGATGCTAAATTTGGTGCAGGGGCTTCTAAGAAATATTTGAAGCAGGAGAATAAATAATGGGTAATGCTTTTGATGAGTTTACACCAAATACGGCTAATGCTTTTGATGAATATACTCCTGCTACCAATGAGGCTTTAGCTACTCCAACAGCTACTGAAGTTTTAAATGAACCTAAGAGTGCTTTCCAACAATTTACATCTCCTACAGAACCTAGAAATTTTAATATGGGTAATGTAGCAGCAGATGTTGCTTTAGGGGCTGGTACTGGGGCTTTACTAGGTAGCCCTACTTGGGTTGGAACTGCCCCTGCTGCAGTATTAGGAGGCACATTAGGACTTACTGGGGGCATTGCTGGAGAGATTGCTAGAAGTCAAGGCAAGTCTCCTGCTACAGCTCTATTTGCTGAAACAGTGGCAAGTCTAGGTACTCAAGGTGCTTTATCTGGCATTAAGAGTATGGCTAAACTTCTTCCGTGGAAAGGTAGAGTTCTTTCAGGACTTATCCCAGATAACATTGAACAAAGAGCTAGTCAAGTTGTTGGTCAAAAGATGTTTGGTAAAGATACTTATGATGTTCTTTACACTACTGAGAACTCTGAAGCTGCTCAAACAGCTTTAAAACAACAGATATTTGGCAATGACTTAACAGTTTTAGGACAAAGGATTGACACTAAGGCTTCTACTATTCTTCGTAATGATTTTTACGAAAATTTAAAGGATATGAAGAGTCAAGTGCGGGTTATCAAAGAAACTATCCCTGCTAGATTTGATATATTTGGGATGCAACAAACTAAAAAGATGGTGAATAAGACCGAGATTCCTAATGTCTTTGCTACTTCCCCTGAGTATAAAGTATTGATGGATGATGTTAATGCTTTGATTGAACGTGGTCTAATGACTGCAGCCGAGGCGGGTAACTTAAAGAAAACTCTTTTCTCTGAAACTTCTACTAATCCTAAAGTAGCTCCATTTGCAGCACAAGACGTATTGAACTTAGTGCAGAATGGTGGTGTTTATACAGTGGCTAAAAAGGGTGCTGAACTAGAGACTAAGACTAAGATTCCAGAGAGTGCTCGTAATGCTTTAAAGATTCGCTTTGATGAATACTTAGAACGTAATCTAGGACAGAAACAATATAGCATATTGAAAAATGCAGAACGTCAAGAGTTTATTGCAGAGGCAAGAGATGCTATCCCTACTCTTATCAATGAAGGATTTAAATTTGGCAGTCCTGAGTTTACTAAAGTAATTAATTTGGTAAAACAATCTCCAGAAGGTAAGAATGATTTGCTTGCTGGGTTTAATCAGTTTATTAAAAACCAATCAGACCCTGATAAGATGGTAAGTGAGTTTAGACGGATTGCTCCAGGTCTTCGTGAACTTGGTGTAATTGATAGGGAGGCTTCTGCTAACATTTTACAAAAGGTTTTATCTTTCCCTAAAAATGTTGACAAAGCAGTTAGAATTAAGAATGTACAGAATATGTTGCTATTCCCTGCGGTTTCAACTATAAATGCAGAGGGAGTTAATCAGATTTCGGGTGCTTTGAACCCATTTACCTTCTAAAACGCACACAATCAACGTATATCGAGTTTTAATGTGTTTTTGATGTCATAGCATTAAGACTTAATTTAAAGATGTTAAAAAGCCCCAATTTAAGGGGCTTTTTTCTTATTTAGTCTCTACTTCGATGCAAACTCTAAATAATCCGAAGTTAATTGCACAAATGAACCCATTTCCCTCTATGCCAATATCTTCAAAGGTTAAAAGTTCAAATCCAAAGACAAGACCACTTACCCACTGAACAACTACATACATAATTTTCTCCTAGTTAATTTCACAAGCACCCCCACCACATGCAACTTGGTCTTTCTGTTCTGTGTGGTCTTCATGTTCTACTACTTTGGTTAAATCAATTTCATTTAAGTGAGAGAATAATTCTTCATACTCTTCTTTAGTGCAATCTGTAAATGGTGCTTGAACATAAGTTCCGTTGTTGTACGGAAGTACAGAGATACCTGTATAGTCTGCTCGGTTCTCCCACATCCAAACTCCACATCCTTCCCACTCATCATCTTTTATCGAGATAGTGCAAGAGACATTATGATGATTGTTTCCATAATTATGTCCATTACCAATCCACTCTAAGTTAAAACGCTTAACACGTTCTAGCAAGTCTTGGTAGCTTTCTGTACGAAGCATAGAGCCTTCTGGTGCTTTCTGTGGAAAACTCATTACAGCTTCTAAGTGAGGTTTAAATGCACAATCCTCAATAAGGGCTGGAACTGTCTTTAACATATAAGCATACAATGGCTCATTCTTACCTACCCGCATACGTCTAATATAATAGTCATTATGCCAAGCATGAATCCCACTAGAACTGCCCAACACAAGAGAAGTAGTACCAGCGGGCTTAACAGTAGTAATACGGGCACTAGCATTAATACCAATAAGTTTTGCAACACGTTCATTCTCCTCTTTGGTTAAAGTAGAGGCTTCAATTAAATCTAGCTTCAACACTTTACCACTACCAATACCTGTCATTGATACACCAAGTAAGGCTTCTTTCTCAGTCTGTTCTTTCCAAGCATTGCGTAGATAATGGAAGTCTGTATAACCTGCTTGCAAAGTGCCAATGAAAGTAGCTGCTTTAACACGACCATTTAACTCTTCTTGTGTTTCTACATCTGATACATTTACTTCTACTAGGTTACAGTATTGGTTTGGGTTAAGTGCAATCTCACAGCAAGGGTTACTACCCATGTCATAGTCATTAGTCCAAAAGAATCCAGGTTCTCCTGCACCACTTGCTTTAACCTTTTCCCACACATTAAAGAACATCTCTTCAGTAGTATGCTCACGATGTAACACCACTGAGTTGTTAGCACGACCACGTTGAGGGTTTAGTTCCCACCACTCACCACTCTTTGCAGATAACATGTCTAAATCATCATGGTCAAACAAACTAATTAGAGCTGCACGACGGATTCCGCCAGACAGAACAGCATCTGCAATATGACAAATCATATCATGCACTTCAAGAGGTTTTAGTTTTCTCCCAACAGCATCGTTAAGAACACTACGCAGTTTGTCCAAACAAATACGAAGCGGGTCAGGACCAGGAGCTTTTCCTCCGCTAGTGATAAGCCTAGCACCTTTAGGACGAACATCCCTAAAATCAAATTGAGGGTCAGACTTACCCAGAGTATAAGCTTTAATAAGAACTTTAACTGCATCTGCCCACCCTTCTATTGAATCTCCTACTAAAAACCGCCTTTGTTTGCTCGAAGGACCCTGTATGAGAGGGAGTTTCTCCACATGACGGCTTTGAACCGAGAATCCGACTCCCGAACCTCCAAGTAAATTAAACATCGTTTCACTAAAGACGGCTGGATGATTACAAGGGGAGTAAGCACAATTAAACATACGATTATTGCTAAGCTCAA